ACGATAGAGTCGGGAGCCTGCCGAAATTGTTATATGCTCAAAAACGTTACGCTGGAAAACGGAGTAAAAAAACTTGGACTTGCGAGTTTTTCCGGTTACAATCTGAGCAAAGTGACTCTGCCCGACACGCTGCTCGATTGGGGAATCATGCCTTTCGGAACTACGACGGCGATTGAGTACGTTTTGAAAGGCGACAACGTCAATTACGTGCAGGAGGACGGAATAATTTACGACGTCGACAAAACCGCGGTTTACGTCGGCAGTTCGACCGCGTCCGGCGACATTGTTTTCCCTGAAACCGTCACGCGAGTCAAGGCATACGCTTTTGTCAGAAACAAGTCGATCACGGGGCTAACCTTCAAGGGGCATATAGACGCGATAGAGTGGGGCGCTTTTTTTCAATGTCCTTACATAACCGATTTGGTTTTTGAAAAGGGCGTAAAAGAAATTTCAGGCGTCGATTCAGAGCAGGGAAAAATATTTGCGGAAAAATACGACTACGAGGACGGAGGCGATTTCAACCTTAACGGAGCGTTTTTCCACTCAGATACTGACTCACATGGCTCTTTCCAAGTTTCACGCCCTGCTCTGCCGCCTTTTTTACAAGGTCGATCTGCTTCATTTGGCGCAGATCCATTGCAGCCCTGATTCTTTCACTTGTAGATGCAACCTGTTGTTCTATGCTCACAAATATCACCACCTTGCTATACTGTTATAATGGTATAATAAGCCAAGAATTGAGGAAAGTCAATATAAATAAAAGAAAAGAATGATTTTTGTTGAGTTTTCTCAAGATTTTATGTTGACTTTGGATGTTATAGTGGTATAATAAATTCAAGAAGTTGAGAAAACTCAACGAAAACGAACAGCCGACAGGCAGAAAGGAATTTGAAATGAAAAACTATCAGGTATTTTACTGGATCAAGAAAAACCGCCACGAATATTTGGAGCATATGTTCGTTAGTGCAAATAGCGCCAAGGAAGCATGCCGGATCTGCAAGGAACAGGTACTGGAGCAAACAGGTCGGAACGCCTTCCGTCCCACTACAAAAGCCCCAGACTTGGAACAGTACAAAATTCTTCCTAATTTTATCGTAGACTAACAAATCGTGCCGCAGGGCGGCGGCAAAACCGCCCGGTGTAATGCAGCCGAAGCCGGTTCCAAGCCCGGAAGATGCAGAGGACACAAACGAAAGGAGCAATAAAAATGTGGATAGTTTACATGGACAAAAAGGTTATTGATCCGCAATATGGAACGCACACCGTGGGGGTCAAGCAGCACGAAGGAAGTTGGGAAGACTGCAAGAAATATGTTGCCGAGCATCCCGGTACATATATTGCATGGTATTGCTATTGAGAAAGGAGAATGACCATGAAACTTTTTGATTATGAAACCAGAGAAGGCCGCATCGACAATGAAAAACTTCGCAGCCTTTGCATTGAATACGATTGGTTCACCTGCGGGACAAATAGCCAATACAGCAAGCTGTTTGAAATGAACGAACAGGGCGCCGGTATTGAGCAGATCGCAACTGTGATCTGGCTGTGCAGTGATAGCGACATCCCGGAAAACTGCCGCCGTGATATTATCCTTGCGCTGCATGAAGCCGGTTTTACCGAGCGACAGGACAAGAGCGAAGCGGAACATCTGATGGACTGGCTTGAAATTTGAGGGGGTGCAGAATGAACTGTCACGGTTGTAAGTGGCTGGACGAAGTAAAAAGCCAGCCCAAAGGAAGCGGTTACTGCTGCATGGTGGTTAGAAGCAAAACGCAGTCCGATAAAGTACGGCGGCCAAGCATGGAACGCTGTGAATTATACAAAGCCGGTGACTGGAAAACACGCTGGCAAACGGAAAAAGCCGAAACGGCCTGATGGCCGTCTGCCGGGGATGACCATCCGGCACTGATGATGGCAGGTCGAATAAACAGAAAGGAATGATGTGAATGAGCTATGCAAAACTTCGTGGAAAGATCAAAGAAGTATTCGGCACACAGGAAGCCTTTGCTGCTGCCATTGGTCTTAACTATACATCCGTAAGTGCAAAGTTGAACAATAAGACTGAATGGACACGCACACAGATCATGGCTGCATGTTCTGTGCTTGGGATTCCGCTTGAAAATGCGCCGGAGTATTTTTTTTGCAAGAAAAATTGAGATTTCTCAACTAATAAGGGGGCAAACACAATGGCAAGGGACTTTATTCCCGATGATCGGATTGATGCAGAGATTGAACGGCTGAATAATTCGGAAGCCGTCAAGCTGGCAAGGCGTGAACAGCGCATCAATTATCGGAAACGGCAGTATCTATATCAGCTTCGCTGGTTTGAAAAGCGTGGGATGGAGCTGATGGAAAATGGCGTAACGATGGAAACGCTGGAAGCAATGATGGCAGAAACGGAAGCAGACATTAGTCCAAGCCATGAACGCATAGGCTAAAAGACCATAAGAAGGGATGTGCATCTGATGAAGCAAGAAGATACATACAAGGAAGTCAAGGTGTTTGAATTCCCCAATATGACCGTCAGAGTGCATCAACCAGTTCTTGCGGAAGATGAACGAGCAAGGCGCATGAAGGCCATCGAAAAAGCCGCTGCAAGTCTTCTGCGGGATCTGTATGCAAAGGAAATGTCTGCAACGAAAGCTTGACTATCTTGTTTGGCAGCTGATCTGGTTGCTAAATCTGTGATGGACAAGCTGTCACTTGAAACTAAAAAGAAAGGTGGTTTTGGAAAATGCGGCAAAAGATTTCTACAAAGCGATCCAGAAAGCGCAGTGAAACTGTTGAAACGATCAAAGACATTCTTGTTTGCACCTTTGGGATGCTGTCGCTGTTCTGCTTCATTTTCTTCATATTGATGGTGGCACCATGTTAGAACGGATCCCGGATGCCCTTGACCAGTGGGAAAAGTACGATGCAGAGCAGTGCCGGCTGATGGATCAGCTGCCTGAATGTGCGGACTGTGGTCATCCGATACAGGATGAAACAGCCTTCTACATCAACGGTGAATTCATCTGTGAAAGCTGTATGGAAGCATACCGAGTAAATATAGGAGATTACATAGATGGCGAGTTTATATGAGATTGACAAAAGCATCCTGGAATGCATAGACCAGGAAACCGGCGAAATGATTGATCCTGACCGGCTTGAAACCCTGTTCATGGAAAGAAATCAGAAAATTGAAAATGTTGCTCTGTGGATCAAGAATCTTCAGTCTGATGCAATGGCTTTTAAGGCGGAGAAAGAAGCATTTGCCGCAAGGCAGAAGGCAGCAGAAGCAAAAGTGGAAAGCTTGAAAGCCTGGCTTGAAAATGCGCTGCATGGTGAGAAGTTCAGTTCGGCCCGGTGTGCAGTGCAGTGGAAGCCTTCCGAATCGGTAATGATCACCAATGAAGCAATTCTGCCGAAGAAGTACCTGGCAAAAACCATCACATTCAAGCCGGATAAAAATGCAATCAAGATTGCTATCAGGGCCGGAATGAAGGTAAAGGGTGCGGAATTGGTCAAGACCATGAATCCACAAATTAAATGAAAGGAGATTTGAAAAATGGGAATCCCTGTTTTGATTTTGGGGGAATCCGGCAGCGGAAAAAGTGCCAGCCTTCGGAACTTCAACCCCGAAGATGTCAGCATCTTCAATGTAGCTGCAAAGCCGCTTCCCTTCCGCAAGAAGCTTCCGGTGATGTCAACAGCTGATTATGCAGCCATAGTTGCCGGCATCAACAAAAGCCAAAAGAAGGCGTTTGTCATTGATGACAGTCAATATCTTCTGTGCTTTGAATCCTTTGCAAAGGCAAAGGAAACTGGCTTCGGCAAGTTTACTGACATAGCGCTGCACTTCTACAACCTTGTTCAGTTTGTGATCCGGCAGACACCACCTGATGTGATTGTCTACTTCCTGCACCACACGGAAACAGATGGCAATACAGGCAAGGTCAAGGCAAAGACGATGGGCAAGATGCTGGACAACCAGCTGACACTGGAAGGGCTGTTTTCCATCGTTCTGATGTGCGTGACAGACGGCAAGAAGCACAGCTTTGTTACTCAAAGCGATGGCTTCACCACAGCAAAAAGCCCTATGGAAATGTTCCCTGAAGTTATCGACAACGATCTGAAGTCCGTGGATCAGACGATCCGTGAATATTATGAAATGAAGTAAAGGAGACAAGACCATGATCAATAGACCTAATAACTGGAACGAAGTAAAGGAATTCGCTGACTATCCCAAGCTGCCGCTTGGTGCTTATGTCTGCAAGGTGAAGAAAGCTGTTGTGCAGCCAACCGACTACGGCGATCAGCTGTGCATCCTGTTCGACATTTGCGAAGGTGATTTCCGCAATTTCTATGACAATGAATTCAAGGCGAACACCAAAGAGGATAAGAAGTGGAAGGGCGTTCTGCGCCAGTGGCTGCCCAAGGATGATGGATCTGAAAAGGACGAATGGACGAAAAGCAGCTTGAAGGGTATGACTTCTGCCTTTGAGAAGTCCAATCCAGGCTATCAGTGGAATTGGAATGAAACTTCCCTTGTTGGCAAGGTAATCGGGATCATCTTCCGCAATGAGGAATGGGACTACAACGGCAAGCATGGCTGGGCTGTCCGTCCTTTCCGGGCTTGTGATGCCGAATTGGTCAGATCCAATGAATACACGCTGCCGGCAGACAAGCCCTTGAAGGCAAAGGCTGCTGCATCTGATTCCTTCGGATCTTATGGCATCTATGCTGCACCGAACGATTTTGAAGTGATTTCGGAACCGGGCGATAATGACCTTCCCTTCTAATTAAGTTGAAATAATCATGTTTCCCTGTTGGTAGGTGGTAGACCATCGGAAAGGATAACAATGAAGATTGATAAGTTTTGGAAAGACCTAAAGCGTATTTCTAATGGGGATTATATTCTGGAAGGCGATTTAATCTCTGAAGAAACCATTGAAATCGATCTTGATGACCGTTTTGTCATAAAAGGAAAAATAGAATCCAAGAAAAACATCATTGTCCGCTTGGGCATCAATGCTGGCTGTGGCATCAATGCTGGCTGGGGCATCAAGGCTGGCTGTGGCATCAATGCTGGCGAGGGCATCAATGCTGGCTGTGGCATCAATGCTGGCTGTGGCATCAATGCTGGCTGGGGCATCAATGCTGGCTGGGGCATCAATGCTGGCTGGGGCATCAATGCTGGCTGTGGCATCAATGCTGGCTGGGGCATCAAGGCTGGCTGGGGCATCAAGGCTGGCGAGGGCATCAAGGCTGGCTGGGGCATCAAGGCTGGCGAGGGCATCAAGGCTGGCGAGGGCATCAAGGCTGGCTGTGGCATCAATGCTGGCGATGGCATCAAGACAAAAACATTTATTGACTGCAAAAAGCGCATTTTTGCTGGTCTGTCCGTTTATCACACAAGCAAGAATTGTATCAAGTCCATCGAATGCGCAGAACTGAAGAACGGCGAAATTTGCTTTGGTAATTTGGTTATCGTGAAGCCGAAAACCGAAAAGAGCGATAACCAATGAGCAAATACCACAGCCGAAAGATCACAAGGGATGGAATCACTTTTGATTCTGCCAAGGAATACAGAAGATGGTGCGAATTGTCCCTGCTTGAAAGGGCAGGGACAATCCAGAACCTTCAAAGGCAGGTCAAGTTTGAACTGATACCTTCGCAGCGGATTGATGGAAAGGTGATTGAACGGCCTTGCACCTACTTTGCCGATTTTGTTTATACGGAAAACGGCAAGATGGTTGTGGAAGATACAAAGGGCTTCAGGACTACTGATTACATCATTAAAAGAAAATTACTTTTGTGGGTTCATGGAATCCGCATTCAGGAGATTTGAAATGTTGATAGTAACAATTGAAGTCAATGTGCCGGTCATCCAGGCCCAGGCGGTCAAAGAACACCTGGCCATGTGCATTGAAAAGTTCGGTGATACCAGGGTGATCGACATTCAGGAGAAGCCAACAGAACAGATGAAATTCAAGTGAAAGGAAAAGCGAATGCTTGAAATCAAGATCAAATATCTTCGTAATATTCAGAAAATCGAAAAAATCAATATTGGCGATTGGATTGATCTTCGGTGTGCGGAAGATACCTTCATTGATGGCGGCAGGTACAAGCAAATTCCGCTTGGTTTGGCCATGGAACTGCCGCAGGGATATGAAGCCTTGGTTGCACCAAGAAGCAGCGCATATCGCAAATATGGCGTTCTGATGGCCAATAGCATTGGTATCGTGGATGAATCCTACAAAGGCGATGGCGATGAATGGAACTTTCTGGCCTACGCAACCAGGGACACCATCATCAGAAAGAATGACCGGATCTGCCAATTTCGGATCATTGAACACCAGCCTTTATTCATCCTGAAGGAAGTTGATCATCTTGGCAATGAAAATCGTGGGGGCATTGGCTCCACAGGAAGGATGTGAAAAGAATGACTAATTTGACCACTACCACAAACCTTGTGAAAGAGATCCTGGAAGAAGATAAACAGGCCAGAAACAGCGACAGCTTCCTTTACCTGAAAGTATTGGAGCGCTTCGCAGAACAGAAAGGAATAAATCTGTGGGTGATCTCCGTTCCCACATTCCTGTTCAATATCAAAGACTTTGGATTTCCGCCTTTTGAAACAGTAAGACGAGCAAGGCAGAAAGTTCAGCAGCATCGGCCTGATCTGGCAGCTTGTGAAAAGGTGGAAGCTATGCGGCAGGAAAACGAACAGATCTTCCGTGAATATGCCAGGGGTGATGTCAGTTGAAAAAGTGCAGCTTTGGAAATGGCACCGCCATCAAGCCAGACGGAATCCATTCCCTGGATCCGTGTCAATATGAAGTGATCGAGAAATACAGGAATGTGACGGTGGAGATCCTGCGCTGCAAAAACTGCGGCCATGTGGAAATCTCATGGAGCCGACAAGAAAACACGGAAGAAGGTGATATGGATGGCTGAAAAGAGAATGTTCACGCAGAAGATCATAGACAGTGATGCTTTCCTGGATATGCCGCTTTCCACACAAGCCCTTTACTTTCACCTTAACATGAGGGCTGATGATGATGGCTTCATTAACAATCCCAAACGGATCCAGCGGACAATTGGCGCTTCTGATGATGATCTGAAGCTGCTGATTGCGAAGCGCTTTGTGATCTGCTTTGAAAATGGTGTCATCGTTATCAAGCACTGGCGGATGCATAACACCTTGCGGAAGGACAGATATAACCCGACACAGTACCAGGAACAGTTTGCCATGCTTGATGTGAAGGACAATAACGCCTATACAGAAAAGCCTGTAAACCAGTTGGCAACCACTTGGCAACCAAACGGCAACCATCTGGAACCACAGTATAGTATAGATAAGTATAGTAGAGATAAGGAAAGTATAGTAGAGGATAGTATATCTGAATCTGACGATTCAGCATCTTCCCCGAAGCCTTCCAAGCCTGTCAAACATAAGTATGGCGAATACAAAAATGTACTGCTGACAGATGATGAACTGGAAAAGCTGAAAGATGAATATCTCGATTGGGAAGAACGCATTGAACGGCTTTCATCCTATGTGGCATCAACCGGGAAGTCTTATAAAAGCCATTATGCAACCATCAGAAATTGGGCCAGGAAAGACCAGGAGCGATCCGCACAGTCTGTCAAACAGCCCTACCACAAGCAGACCAAGGCAGAAGAACTTGATGATTTTTATGCTATGGCAAAGGAGTGGTCAGAAACATGATCCAATGTTGCAGAAATTGCCCGGATAGATCTGTTGGCTGCCATGCAACCTGCGAAAAGTACATATCATAGAAAGCAGCCCATGACAAACTGAACGAAATGATCCGGAATCAGAAAGCCCAGGATGATGCAATCACATTATCCATCATCAACAGATCAAAGAAAAAAGGCGGTAGATATCATGGATAAAAAAGAATTCGGCCTGTTTGCTTCTGCCATTCGCACCTATTATCCCAAGGAGCAGATCCTGCCGAACCAGCAAGCAATGGAACTTTGGTACAGAGAACTGCAAGACATTCCATTCCCTGTTGCCGAAGCTGCCCTGCGCCAGTGGGTGGCCACAAATAAGTGGTCACCTTCCATCGCAGAGATCCGGGAAGTCGCTGCAACAGTCCAGCATGGCAGCATGAAGGATTGGGGCGAAGCCTGGGAACAGGTACTGACAGCAGTCAGGAAATACGGAATTTACAACCAGGGAAAGGCACTGGATAGCATGGATCCGATGACCAGGACAGCAGCAGAACGCACAGGGTTCCGCAATATTTGCCTGTCAGAGAACATCGCAACCGAAAGGGCAAACTTCCGTATGATCTACGAAAGCCTGTCTGCACAGGAAAAATCACGGCAGATCGCTTTACCATTGCAGGAAGTGATCAAGATGATCCAGGCAAACCAGGAAAGATTGTGTTTGGAAGGGGGAAATGACAATGGCTGAATACATAGACCGGAAATCGGCACTTGAGATTTGCGAAAGGTTCGCCGGTTGAGAAGTCTGGTCGAGCAAGTGGAAACTAATGGAAAGAGGTCGGGAGGGATGACCGTGTGCAAAAAGAAAATCCTTGATGCCACCTGTGGTGCCAGAACAATGTGGTTTGACAAACAGAATCCCCGCACCGTGTTTTTCGACAAGCGATGCGAACACTACGAGGGGCTCTGGAAGAATAGCCCAGGCAGCACACTCGATATTAACCCGGATGTGGTCGGAGACTTCACACACATGCCCTTTGAAGACAATTTGTTCGCATTGGTAGTTTTCGATCCACCGCATTTAACGAGAGCGAAAGAAACATCTTGGCTGGTCAAAAAGTATGGAAAGCTGGATCTAAACTGGGAGGAAATGCTTCACGATGGATTTCGGGAGTGTATGCGCGTTCTGAAACCGGACGGTGTACTGATTTTAAAATGGTCAGAGTATGACATTCCAGCCAGCAAGGTTTGGAAGGCGATTGGGCAAGAGCCGTTATTTGGGCACAGAAGCGGAAAGCAATCAAGAACATTTTGGGCGTGCTTTATGAAATAGGATGGCTGACAATGGCTGAATACATTTCTTGAACAAAAGGGGGAACCAATGTGAATGATGCAAAAAGTTTTCTGCAACAGGTGGAACTGTGTGATAAACATATCAACAGCAAGCTGGAACAGGTTGCCCAATTAAGAGAACTGGCAACAAAGATCACCGCAACTTGGAAACAGGATATTGTTTCAGGCGGCAGTGATCAAGACAAGATTGGGAATGCCGTTGCGAAGATCATTGACCTGGAAGAAGAAATAAACACGGCTGTGGATGAATTTGTGGATAAGAAAAGAAAGGTCAGCTATGTGATTGAACAGATAGGCAATGCAGATTACATTGCTGTTCTGTATAAGCGGTATTTTGAATACAAGACATGGGAAAGAATTGCTTGTGAAATGAATTTTACATATCAATGGGTATGTAAACTGCATGGAAGGGCGTTGCAAATGGTTGATGGCATCATAAAAAATCAAAAGAGTTGATAGAAGTTTATACTCCCAATGTGTTACATTTAAGATGCAGAAATGAACACGATATCTTCCAAGCCTGACAGGGTGACTCCTTCCCTGCCAGGCTTTTTGTATGCCATAGAAAGAAGGTGATGATTGTGGCGGAAAAGAAGCTGACAGCAAAGCAGCAGCGCTTCTGTGACGAATATTTGCTTGATCTGAATGCAACACAGGCTGCAATCAGAGCCGGGTATTCAAAGAAGACGGCAAAACAAATTGGGCAGCAAAATTTGACCAAACTTGACTTGAAAGAATACATCGGAAAGCGGATGGCTGAAAAGGAAGCTGCCCTGGTTGCTGACCAGACTGAAGTGATGCGATATCTTACTTCTGTTCTGCGTGGCCAGTCCGTTTCTGAAGTAGTTGTGGTGGAAGGCACCGGCGATGGCTGTTCTGAAGCCAGGACGATGCAGAAAGCGCCAGATGAAAAGGAACGGCTGAAAGCTGCTGAACTGCTTGGAAAGGCGCACATGATCTTTACTGACAAGGTGCAGCAGGAAATTGACATGGATCTGAATATCACTGTGGATTATGGTGATGAAGAATGAATATCAATGTAAAAGCCAATCCATGCTTCAAAGAGGTTGACCGCAGCACCAAGCGATATATCGTCATGAAGGGCAGCGCCGGTTCTGGAAAGTCGGTTGACACGGCGCAGAACTACATCCTGCGGCTGATGAAGGACAAGGGCCGGAACCTTGTCTGCATCCGCAAATCGGACATCACAAACCGGGACAGCACCTTTGCTGAACTGACCGGCGCTGTTTATCGTATGTTTGGCGATAAGGCTGACCGATACTGGCAGATCAATATGTCACCTTTGAAGCTGACCTGCAAAGCAAATGGCAATCAGATCATCTTCCGGGGGATGAATGATGATAAGCAGCGTGAAAAGCTGAAGTCCATCACATTCCAGCGTGGAAAGCTGACAGATGTATGGTGTGAGGAAGCAACCGAACTGACACAGGCCGATGTGGAAATAATAGATGACCGTCTTCGTGGCGAACTGCCGGCTGGTCAGTTTTATCAGATCAGAATGACCTTCAATCCAGTAAACAAGAACCACTGGATCAAGAAGGTCTTTTTTGATGTGCCGGATCCTAATGTGCTGTGCCATCATTCCACCTATCTGATGAACCGCTTCATTGATGATGCCTACCGGCAGCGCATGGAGCGCAGAAAGATTGTGGATCCAGAAGGTTATCAGATCTATGGCCTGGGCGAATGGGGCGAAATCGGCGGTCTGATCCTGCACAATTGGGAAGTCAAGGACATTTCCCAGGATCCTGCTGACTATGATGATTTCGCCATTGGTCAGGACTTCGGCTTCAATCATGCAAATGCGATCCTGGCTGTCGGCACCAAGGACGATGACATCTATATTACCAGGGAAATATACGAATTCGAGAAAGACACCAGCGAATTGATTGACCTGGCTATGATACACGGCATAGACCGAAAGAAACAGATGTGGTGTGATTCCGCAGAACCGGACAGGATCAAGATGTGGCAGAAGGCCGGCTTCCGGGCAAGGGGCGTGGATAAAGGCGGATCGGCTGGATCTGTAAAGGCACAGATCGACTGGCTGAAGCAGCGGAAGATCTATGTGCATCCGTCTTGCGTAAATACCATCAAGGAATTGCAGCAATGGAAGTGGAAAAAGGATGACAGTACCGGTGAATACCTGGATGAACCTGTGCCATTCCAAGATGATGCCATGGCTGCACTGCGTTATTCCGTGGAAGGCTGGCGCAAGATGAAGAAGTGGATGATTTAACAGGGGGATAAATATATGCTTACTGCGACAGAAATAAAAAGCTTTATCGACAATGATGCTGCCAGCGACAAAAAGCGCTTTGCAAGAACCGGTCTTCGTTATTATGAAGCAGATCACGATATCAGAAACTATCGTGTGTTCTTCATCGATGCGGATGGCAACATTCAGGAAGACACAACCAAAAGCAATATTAAGATCAGCCATCCATTCTTCACTGAACTGGTGGATCAGGAAGTGCAGTATATGCTTTCTGGCAAGGAAGGCTTTGTGAAATCGGACAATCCAGATCTTCAGGACTATCTAAACGAATACTTCAATGACAATGAAGATTTCATGGCCGAACTGTATGAAGTGATCACTGGCTGCATCTCCAAAGGATTTGAATATGCCTATGCCTATAAGAATGCAGAGGGAAAGACGGCCTTCCAGTGCGCTGACAGCATGGGTGTGGTGGAAATCAGGGAGAAGGAAACCGATGACGGTTGTGCCTATGTGATCTATTGGTACATTGACCGCATTGGCAAGGATGGCAAGAAGATCAAGCGGATCCAAGTGTGGAATGATAAAGAAGTTACTTCCTTTATGCAAGAGGATGACGGCAGCATTATTCCTGATGAAAATGTGAAGCCAAATCCCAGGCCGCACATCACATACAAGAAGCCAGGCGATGACAATATCTACTATGACAATTTTGGCCTGATCCCTTTCTTCCGCCTGGATAACTGCAAGAAGCAGTTCAGCGGTCTGAAGCCCATCAAGGCCCTGATTGATGACTATGATCTGATGTCCTGCGGCCTGTCTAATAATATTCAGGACACCAATGAAGCGCTGTATGTGGTAAAAGGCTTCCAAGGTGACAATCTGGATGAATTGATGGTGAATATTAAGGCCAAGAAACATATTGGCGTAGACGATGACGGTGGCGTGGAGATCCACACAGTTGATATTCCCTATCAGGCCCGGCAGACAAAGCTGGATCTGGATGAAAAGAACATCTTCCGCTTTGGTATGGGGGTGAACACTGAAGGTCTGAAGGACACCAGCGCAACCACATCCATCGCTATCAAGTCCGCCTATTCCCTGCTTGATCTGAAGGTGAACAAGCTTGAAATTCGCCTGAAGCAATTCATGCGGAAGCTGTTGAAGGTTGTGCTGAAGGAAATCAATAACGAAAACAAAACCGATTTCCAGCAGAAGGATGTCTATTTTGATTTCCAGCGTGAGATCATCACTAATGCCCAGGAGAATGCACAGATCGAACTGACCGATGCCCAGCGCAAGCAGACCGAGATCACAACCTTGCTGAACCTGGCCAACCATCTTGATGATGAAACGCTGATGCAGCTGATCTGCGAACAGCTTGATATCGATTACAACGATATCAAGGATAAGCTACCGCAGCAGGAAGAAGATCCGACAGCAGCAGCACAAGCTGCGCTTCAGAACATCCAGCCCGATGATGATGACGGTGGTGAATTGATTGAATAAGTGGGAAAAGGAAGTCCAGCAATCGCTGCTTAATAGCGAAGAAGCTGCTATCAAGGAACTTGAAAAGCAGTATGCAAGGGCCTTGAAGGATATCAATGATAAGGTCAAGCTGTTCCAGGCTGACATTGATCTGTTGGATCAAGCGCTAAACCAGGATGGCCTGGACGAAGCTGCAAAGACCGCCCTGCTGTCACAGAAGCGGTCTAAAATCTATCAGAAGCAATACCAGCAAGCCCTGAAAAGCCAGATCAGCGGTATCGTTGATAATCTGCACAGTGTCAGCTACACGACCATTGACAAGTATCTGAAAGAATGCTATGAATATGGCTACATTGGCACCATGTACGATATCGCCATGCAGGGGATCCCGGTAATTGCACCGATTGATCAGGCCGCTGTGGTGAAGGCTGTCCTGACTGATTCAAAGGTTGTAGAGGGATATTATAACCGCCTTGGTGTCAATTATGCGAAGCTGAAAAAGACCATCACGCAGGAAGTCAGCCGGGGCATTGCTTCTTCCCTGCCCTACTCTGACATTGCCCGGAATATCAATAATGCATCCGGCAGCGGCCTGTATAATGCAAAGCGCATTGCCCGGACAGAGGGCCACAGGATCCAGCAGGAATCCACAGCGGATGCACAGGAAGCAGCCAAGAAGAAGGGCGCTGATGTGGTAAAGCAATGGGATGCTACACTGGACGGAAGAACCAGGCCCACACACAGAATGCTGGATGGCCAGATCCGGGAAGTGGATAAGCCATTTGAAGCCGGCGGAACAAAAGTGATGCGCCCTGGGCAGTTTGGCATAGCTGCCGAAGATATAAACTGCCGCTGCGCTTGCCTTACAAGGGCAAGATGGGCGCTGGATGATGACGAACTTCAGACCTTAAAAGATCGTGCTGAATATTTTGGACTGGATAAGACGGCAGATTTTGAGGATTTCAAGGACAAGTATTTGAAAGCTGCCGAGATTCCACAGCCGCAGGTCAAAAAGGAATATCTGACGGAAAAGAAACTGAATGAAAAACTGGCACAAGCTGATGCCGATATTGCTGACCTGCAAGCCCAAAAAGCAAATGCGGCAGATTTGAATGAATCGGATTTGATCCAGAAGAAGATAGATGAACTTGAACTTCAAAAGATCGATTGGCAGGGCAAGCTGGATAAAAAGCTTGTTGCCAAGGAAATCAAGACCTTGAAAAAAGAAAAGATTGCATTGCAGGATGATCTGGACAACTTCGATGTCAAAACATACAGCGGTATCTGGAAAGATGATGTCACCACACTTGATTGGAAAGATAAGAGTGGATCTATCCAGGCGAAGAAAAAATACTTTGAAAATAAACTTCTGTATGCAGCTGATGCTTCTGAAACGCAAAAATGGAAAGACTTATTTGACCAGGTTGATGATTTCGATAAACAAGGATCTGCATATTTCAAAATGCACAACAGGTTCAATGCTATTGATTCCGAAATTGACAGTCTGAAGAAGAATGGTTTGAAGCGCAGCAAAATCGATGCCGCCTTTTCACAAGAACGGAAAGATGCGGCCTATTGGTTTACCGATAGCAATGGCGGTGTTAAGGGAGCAGATAGCGTGCTGCGGTCTGTATGCGGTGATGTATGGCAAAATGCCAGTAACGCAGAAAGAGAAGCCATATACGAATACACAAGAAGCTATCACAAATTCAATGAGCCACTGCGTGGAATTGAATATGGTACTAATAAATTCTTGGGTGTTGGCAATGTTGATCTTAATGAGATTGGCACAAATTATGGCGGCTTTAAGCGTGGGGAAGTCAAAAAGCAGATTGATGATATGACAAGCATCATCGAGAAAAGCACCTATAAAAATGATTTTTGGGTGCAGCGTGGTTGCGATTACGGCGGTATGGACAAGTTCTTTGGTATTGATGCCAATGATTTTGGCCTATATGAAGCAGATTTGGCAGCAAAACTAATCGGAACCACACCAACGGAACATGGATTTTTAAGTACAGGCGTATCAAAGGGGAAAGGATTTTCGCATAAGCCTATCATCATGAATATCTATGCTCCATCAGGTACTAAAATGATGTATGCAGAGCCATTCAGCGCCTTTGGTAATGGTTCCGGTAAAGGCTGGGACGGTTTGGCGCAACAATCATCTTTCGGTGATGAAGCGGAAATGATTTTTCAGCGTGAAACTACTTTTAGGATCACCAAAGTTGAGAAATCAAACGGAAAAATCTATCTTGACATGGAAGTAATTGAACAGGAGAAATTCTAATGGCAAATAAAACTCTATCCGAAAGATATTCAGATGAACTGCTTTCCGACAATAGTGATCAATACAAACAATGCAAAGATTGTGTGTTCCGGGATGTAGCGAATTACAGGAAAGGGATCTGTGATATCTATGATCTGAAGCCATCTGGCATCAGAAAGAACACAGACAGATGCAAATACTACGAAAAGGAATAAGGTGTATTGACTATTGGTAACCAATATGTTATAAGAAGCCGTCAAAAAATATGAGGTTCCCAAGATGGAAAAGAGAAACGGCAGAATAATATTTACAAAGGCCGGTGGAAACGCCGGCAAGGGTTCTTATAATTGCAAGGTTTCCCTTCCCAAAAAGTGGATTGATGCAATGGGCATCACGGTTGATGATCGTGATGTCACATTGCAGTTTGATGGCGAAAAGATAGCATTGAAAAAAGGTGGTGAAGATAGTGAATGACAAACTGAAGGCAGCTGTGTATGGCCTGGCAATCGGTGATGCTTTGGGTGTTCCTGTGGAATTCAAAAAGCGTGGCACATTCCACATCACTGATATGATCGGCTTCGGAACACACAATCAGCCGGCAGGTACATGGAGCGATGACACCAGCATGACACTTGCAACCTGTGATTCTATCCGGGCATGTGGGCAGATTGACTGTCATGATATGCTGGCCAGGTTCAGAAAGTGGCTGTTTGATGCTGAATACACGGTTGATCACATTGTGTTTGATGCCGGGAATACAACGGTTAATGCATTGCGATATGGAAAAGGCCTGGATGACTTCTATTCCAATGGCAATGGATCCCTGATGCGTATTATTCCGCTTGCCTTCATTGATGTGAATGCGGAAACTGTTTCCGCTGTATCAGCCATTACACACGCCAATAGCGTTTCCATGGATATTTGCTGTGAATATGTGGCCATTGCAAAGCAGATGCTGAAAGGCGGATCATTGGATGATGCCATAAAGAATTGCAGCGGCAGAATCCCGGAGATCCGCAATCTGGATGAATCAGCAATAAAGTCTTCCGGCTTTGTTGTCGATACCTTTGAAGCGGCTGTGTGGGCCGTTGCAACAACGGACAATTACAAAGATGCAGTATTGAAGGCTGTAAACCTGGGCAATGATACCGATACGGTGGCAGCAATCGCTGGCGGTTTAGCCGGGATAATGTACGGCATGGAAGGGATCCCCGATGAATGGATCGATAAGTTGAGAGGTAAAGACATAATCGATAGGTGCTTGTTTTAAGCGCCTGAATAAAAGCATCCTGAAAAGGGTGCTTTTTTCATGCCGTTTAGTCGCAATTTGGTTTTAAGTTAGTCCAAAAAAGCAGTTGTTTGGTTATTCCGAATAACTGTTTTTTTAATTTTATGAAAGGTGGTAAAAACAATGAAAAGATGTTGGAAAGACTGGTTCAAGAAAGCCGGGATCCGGGCAATCAAGACTGTGGCGCAGACTGCTGTTGCTACTATCGGCACTTCTGCTGTCATCAGTGATGTGAACTGGATCATGGTGGGCAGCGCTTCCCTGCTGGCCGGTGTGCTGTCCCTGCTGACTTCCCTGGCTGGAATCCCTGAAGAATGTCCGGAAGGTGATTCTGATGAATCTGCATAAACTGATCGCCACAGAAAACGAATGCTACAAGGTAGGACAGAAAATCACACCAAAGGGCATCATGGTGCATTCGACAGGTGCAAACAATCCGAACCTGCGGCGCTATGTAGGGCCTGATGATGGTCTGCTTGGCGTGAACGCAAACAAGAACTACTGGAACACATTCCGGCCCGGTGGCAAACAGATCTGCTGTCATGCATTTATCGGTAAACTGAAGGATGGATCCATTGCAACCTATCAGATCCTGCCCTGGAACCATCGTGGATGGCACTGCGGCAGATCCGGCAATGATACGCATATCAGCTTTGAGATCTGCGAAGATGGCCTGAATGATAAGACCTATTTCGATAAGGTTTACCAGGAAGCTGTTGATCTCTGTGTCTATCTCTGCAAGATGTATAATCTTACGGAAAAGGACATCTGTGACCATAGCGAAGGCGCAAAGAAAGGCATTGCTTCCAATCATGGCGATGTGGCGCACTGGTTCCCCAAATTCGGGAAAAGCATGGACACCTTCCGGGCCGATGTGAAGGCTGCGCTGGCTCCAAAAGAGGAAGCAAAGAAGGTCATCTATCGTGTCCAGGTGGGCGCTTTTAGAGTAAAAGCAAACGCTGAAAGGATGGCCAAGGAACTGAAGGAAAAGGGCTATCAAGTAATTATCAAGCAAGATTGATCCAAGTTGATAAGGGGCATCTGAAAAGATGCCCTTTTTCTATTTTCACCTTCCGAAGCCAGGTGTAAAAGAGGATTCAAAAAATCTATTTCAAGGCCGAAACCTTGTAAAAAATCGTAAATAGAAAGGAAAAGCACAATGAACATCACTGAAATCTTGAAGGCAAAAGGCATTGACGATGCAACCATCACTGGAATTTTGGATGATATGAAGGCAAATAAGATCTACACGGCATCCGAAGAAAACCTTGATATCCGTTATGGCAAGCTGAAGACTGATCACGAAGGCAAGCTGGCCGAACTGACTGAAGCGCAGAACCTGATCGCTGAACTGAAGAAGTCCACCAAAGGGCAGGATGATCTTCAGGGCAAGATCACTGCGTATGAAGGCCAGGTGGCGCAGCTTCAGACCGAACTGGAACAGACCAAGCTGGATGCAGCAATCAAGGTTGAACTGCTTTCCAACAAGGCGCTTGATGTCGATTACCTGACTTTCAAGCTGAAGGAAAAAGGCGAACTTTCCCTGGACGAGAACGGCAAGATCAAAGGCTGGGATGATAAGATCGCAGCACTGAAAACGCAGTTCCCTACACAGTTTGAAACGGCAGGATCCAAGAAGTATGACGAACACAAGCTGCCTGATGATCAGAATCATGGTGGCAATGAATCCGATCCTAAAAGCCTTGAAGATGCCCTGAAATTGGCCTATGAGCCAAAAGACTAAAAGAAATGAGGTAATTTTTTATGGCTATGACACTTGCAGAAATGAAAGTCGGTATGTCCGACAAAGTATCCCAGCAGATTGTTGATATCTTCCTGCGTGAATCCGAGATCCTTCAGATGCTGCCCTTTGATAACTGCGTATCTCCGCAGGGTGGCAGCACTCTGACTTATTCCTACATTCAGAAGAAGCTGCCTTCTGTGGCTGCCTTCCGTGCGCTGAATGCTGAATATGCTGCGAACCAGGCAACTGTGGAAAAGAAATCCGCTGACCTGAAGATCTTCGGCGGTAAATTCCAGATTGACCGTGTTCTGAAAGCGGCTGAAGGCCCTTATAACAACATGGCATATCAGATCCGTGAAAAGGTGCTGGCGGCCATCAGCCTGTTCCATTACACGCTGGTAAACGGCAATGCGACCACTGCCACCACCGAGTTTGACGGCCTGGATAAGATGCTGGCTGGCACTTCCACCGAGTATAACACCGGCACCGGTTCTGCCATCGACATCAGCACCATGACCAATCTGAAGACCAATGCTGATCAGCTTTATGAGCAGATCCAGTTGCTGATCAAGAACACCGATGCTGATGCGCTCCTGATGAACAGCGCAATGATCGCCAAAATCCAGACCATGGCCAGACTGCTTGGCTACAAGACCGAATCCGAAGAAGCTTTTGGCCGCAAGGTTACTTCCATGGACGGTGTGCGTTTCATGGATCTGGGTAAGCATTACACTGTTTCTGATACCACTGTCACCGGCAATGACTGCGTGAAGGCTGGCATCAGCAGAAACATCGGCGCTTCCAATGCCGCTGTCACTGGCTTGACTGATATCTATGCAGTTAAGTTTGATGTTATGGACGGCTTCCATGCTGCATCCCTGACCGGCAACAGCGCTATCCGCCAGTATCTGCCTGACTTCAATGCTCCTGGCGCTGTGAAGGATGGCGAAGTTGAAATGGTAGCCGCCACTGTGCTGAAGAACACTGCACATGCTGGCGTTCTCCGTAACATTAAGATCGCATAACAAGAAAGGAAGGAACAAAATGGCTGCAAACAGCAAGAAAAGCACAAAGAAAGTAACCGGGTATGAAATCAAGGTCAAAACCAATCCCGATTTCTGCGGCGTTGATGCCGGTGGCGTTCAGTTTGCTTACGGTAAGGCACTGATCACTGAAGGCCGAATGGCTGAATGGTTCCGTGAGCATGAAGGTTATGAAGTCACTGCAATCACGGACGGTGAAGCTGATGATCCGGTTGATCCTGCTGCCCAGGATAACCCGGCTGAATAAGGCGGTGTTGATATGATCATGACCGTTGCCGAACTTCGGCAGTATGTTGATACCGATGAAGCAGATCAGGTGCTTGAAGCCAAGCTTCAGGCACTTGAACTTTTGATTCGTGCGTACACAAACAACAATTTTCAGGTTAGGGCTTTCCGGGCTGTTGCTGTTTCCACAAACGGCAAAGCCATGCTGGTGAATACACCTATTCCCTTCAAGGCCGGCGATACCTTGCAGATCACGGAATCGGATCTGATGCAGGATTGCCTGGTGACTGTTGCCGCCGTTACAACTGGTCAGATCACGGTCAATGAAGATCTGTATGATGAATCCGGCGTGGTCATCACGAAGGTGAAATATCCCCAGGATGTCAAAATGGGCGTTGCAAACATGCTTAAATGGCAGCTTGACAACGGTGACAAGGTTGGAATCTCTTCAGAAACGATTTCAAGGCATTCTGTGACCTATTTCAGCATGGATGGGGATAATTCCACCATGGGCTTTCCGAAGGCGCTGATGGGCTTTTTGCAGCCTTACATGAAGGCCAGGTTTGGAAGGGGCATCAGAGTATGAAAGGCATTGGCGGAAACATCACGGCAACAATCCAGGTCTACACGGCAGCCAAGAATGAAATTGGCGAAAATGTGAAGACCTGGGTTGATGCCCAGACCATCAAAGGCTGGCTTGACCTTTCTGCTGGTGAATCCGGCTACACCACATATAACGCCAAGATCCAGGAATCCACACACATCTTCATTGCAGATTATGTGCCGCTTGCTGCCGGCATACAGGCTGAAAACAGCCGTATGACCATAGGCGGCAAGATCTATGACATTCTGCTGATTGACAATCCGATGGAGATGGGAAGCGGATCCCAGCTGGAAATCTATCTGAAGTTTACAGGGGGTCAGTAATATGGCCGATGTTAAATTTGAGGATAACAGCATGAAGGTGAAGGCCGCTATCGATGAAGCCTTGCTGCAATTCCTTGAAGAAGCAGCATCTGAATTGCAGTCCCAGGCTGCAAGGGGTACACCTGTTGACACTGGCCAGCTGAAAGGATCCTGGGCGCATACGGTGGATGAATCCAACCTGGAAGCCAAAATCGGCAGCCCACTTGAAAACGCCATCTGGACTGAATTCGGAACAGGTGAATATGCCTTGGAAGGGAACGGCAGAAAAGGCGGCTGGTTCTATAAAGATGACAAAGGCCAGGGACATTTTACACACGGTAAAAAGCCTGTGCGGATGCTCCACAATGCCTTTGAACAAACCAAAGGCAAAATCATCAAGAGGGCTGAACAGGTCATGAAAGGGCTGAAGTAACATGTCCAAGCAAGTATTGAAAATCCTATCTGATGCCATGACATCCCTACGCTTGGAATATGGCTTCGGTGAGTATTCCGGCAATGCAAAGGGAAAGATCAAATATCCATACTTTGTAGGCAGCTACACGGAATCTGAAAGCATGACAGAAGACGGCCTTCAGGAAGGCACGATCCTTCTGACCGGCTTTTCCAGGGGATCATGGCTTGATCTTGAAAATGCGAAGGAACGCATTGAAAACTATTTTAACAGGTCTTTTGGTTATACGGCCATCACTGATAGTGGATCAGGGGTGGCCATTTCTTATGCCGGAAGCCTGATCGTTCCCACAGGGGATGCTGAACTGAAAAGCATCCAAATCAATCTATCCGTTAAAGAATGGAAGGTGAATTGATATGAGCAAAGAAGGTAAGACCGGGGTATCTGCAAATACTCCGAAGAATATTCTGTTCGGTGCCGGCACGATCCACAAAGGGCTGAAGTATACCACCAATGCATGGAATTTCGCCAATTCCATTGTAGGCGCTACTTCTGGCGGATCTAAACTGTCGATCATTCCCGAAGTGACCAAGGTGGAAGTCGATGGCGCACTGGTTGCTGCCAAGGGCCTGTCTGTAAAGACCGGCGAAACCGCAACCATGGAAATCAATTTCATCGAGTTGACCGAAGACATCATCAAGGCTGCTACTCTGGGCAAGGATGGCACTTCCGATGATACCAATTACGATGTCATTGTTCCCAAGGCGGACATCCAGGAAGGTGACTATTGGGAGAACATCGCCTTTGTCGGCAAAACCCTGGATGGCAAAAACATCATTGCTGTCCTGGAAAATGCCCTTTGCACTTCCGGCTTTGAGCAGGAAGGCAAGAACAAGGAAGGCGCTGTTGGCAAGTACACCTTTGAATGCCATGCCGAACTGACCGGCGATCTGGACACGCTGCCTTGGAAGATCTACTATCCCAAAGCAAGCGAATAATCACCCGGTGCAAGGCCATCAATCCGGTGGCCTTGCATTTTCCAATTAAAACCGAAAGGACTAATCACAATGACAGATAAAGCCTTTGAACTGCGGCAGTTGACCGCAGATGACATTTTCCCGATGTTCCAGATCATTTCCAAGATCGGTGTCAGGGAATTCAAGTCTTGCTTTGAATCTGAAGAAGTTCGGAATGCCATCATGGATATGGCTTCTGGTGCCAAAGACCAGGGAAAAGTGAATGCTATTGGTTTAACTGTTGCAGTTGACATTGCTGGCGTGATCATTTCCAACCTTTACAAATGTAAAGATGACATTTATCAGCTGCTGTCGCAGTTGTCCGGGATGAAGACAAAGGAAATCGCAAGTCTTCCGATGCCTACATTCCTTGAAATGGTTATTGCTGTGGTTAAAAAAGAAGAATTCAAGGATTTTTTTCAGGGTGTTACCAAGCTTCTGAAATAGGTGATATAAGGTTCCTGGATATGCTATTCCAGCGCTATGCAAATCCGATGATCCTGCTGGATGGCATGATAAGGGGCCGCAGGTTCAACGCTTTTGTCAATGAATTTGTGACCATCACCAATGAAGAACTTGAAAACAAAACACTATGGGAATACTGGCTGCACAAGAATTTTGATCAAACCTATAGTGAATTCTTGGAGCAGACAAAGAAACCAAAAACTGAAAAAGTTCCTTCACGCCTTGAACTTGAAATCACAGTCAAGGAATCTGCGGAGATGTTAAACGGCTTTTGTCTTTCTTAAAGAAAGAAGGGAAAAGCGTGGAATTGTTCAAGCTACTTGGAACAATTGCAATCGATAACAGCGAAGCAAACAAAGCCTTGAATGAAACGGCAAAGAATGCAGGATCATCAAGCAAGGAAGTCGAATCAGCGGTAAACAAGGTGGGAACCGTTGCGCTTGGGCTTGGGAAAGCCGTTGTTACTGCCGGCGCTGTCATTGGCGGCGCTTGGATTGCGGCCATCGAAGGATCCAGGGAATACAGAACTGAAATGGGCAAGCTGGACACGGCTTTTGTTACCAATGGCCATTCTTCAGAAGCTGCAAAGCGTACCTATTCGGATCTGAATTCCGTTCTGGGTGATAGCGGCCAAGCCGTTGAGGCAGCAAACCATCTTGCGCTGCTGACCGATAACGAAAAGGATTTAGGCACCTGGACAGACATCTGCACTGGTGTTTATGCCACTTTTGGCGCTTCCCTACCCATTGAGGGCTTGACCGAAGCGGCCAATGAAACGGCAAAGGTCGGTGAAGTCACAGGCCCTTTGGCCGATGCGTTGAACTGGGCCGGAATCAGTGAAGATGAATTCAATGATAAGCTGGCGAAGTGTTCCGGCGAACAGGAGCGCCAGAAGCTGATCATGGACACACTGAACGGCACCTACTCCAAAGCAGCCGATCAGTACAAAAAGACCAACAAAGATGTCATTGCCGCCGAAAAAGCGCAGGAAAAGCTGACAGATGCCTTTGCTGAATTCGGCAGAATCGGTGAACCGATCCTGACACTGATCAAGTCGAAGGTGGCCGATATGGTTGCCGCTGCTATACCACACCTTGAGAACTTTATCAACAAGATCAAGGATGCAGCCAGGTGGATTAAGGACAATGAAGAAAAAGTGAAGCTGTGGTCAGGTGTTATTGCGATAGCTATTGCAACGGTTGGCGGCTTTGTCCTTGTCCTTGCATGGGCTGGCATCATGCAGAAGGCAGCGGCTGCGCTGAAGATCGTCACCCTTGCCGTGAAAGCATTGAACATAGCAATGAGGGCCAACATCATTGGCCTTGTTGTAACGGCTATTTTGGGCCTTGTCGCTGCGTTTATCTATCTATGGAAAAACTGTGACAGCTTCAGAAACTTCTGGATCGGTCTGTGGAAGATCATCCAGTCTGCCGCAAAAGCCGCATGGAAGGCCATTTCAAAGGCATGGGAAGGTGTCGGCAAGTGGTTCAAAAGTAAATTTGAACAGGTGCAGAAGGCCGGAAAAAGCGCAATGGACAGTGTGAAAAAGTGGTTCAGCGATGCTTTGAAGGCAATCAAGAAAGCCTGGTCTGCTGTTGTTGGCTTCTTCAAGGGGATTTGGAAAGGAATACAGTCTGCTTTTTCTGCCACAGGATCCTGGTTCAGTAAAATCTTCAGATCCGCCTGGAACGGTGTGAAATCCGTCTGGAACGGTGCAAGATCTTTCTTTTCCGGAATATGGTCTGGGATCCGTGGGATCTTCGGTTCTGTCGGATCGTGGTTCCGTGGGAAATTCCAGGCCGCATGGTCTTCCATCAGGTCTGTATTTTCCGGCTGGGGATCCTTCTTCGGCGGTCTTTGGACAAAGATCAAAAGCAAATTTTCCAGCATTGGATCTGCCCTTGGCAAAGCAATGGGTGATTCGGTGAAGTCCGGACTGAATAAAGTCCTTTCTACAATTGAAAAAACGATCAACAAGGGAATCGGCCTGATCAACAAAGCCATCAACCTTGCCAATAAGCTGCCCGGCATCAATGTGGGCAATGTGCCAACTTTGTCGCTGCCCAGGCTTGCAAAAGGCGGTGTGCTGAAAAAGGGGCAAGTGGGCGTTCTGGAAGGCAGCGGCGCTGAAGCCGTGGTTCCTTTGGAAAATAATCATGGATGGCTTTCCAAGGTTGCTGCTGACCTGAACAAAATGCAGGGATCCGCTGTGGATGTGCAGCAGATCCTGGCCATGCTGAACAGGATCATTGATCTGCTGGGCGGTGTGGCTAATATGCGTGTATGCCTGGAAAGCGGTGTCCTGGTTGGAGAATTGACACCAGCTATTGACCGCCAACTATCGGATCGATGGAGCCATTCCATGAGGGGCAACACAAGATGAAGGCCGCTTTTGCGGTCTTCTTCTTTTTATCCGAAGCAAGAAAGGCGGTGAAAACCGTTGGAACTATTCAAACTGTTAGGAACAATAGCTATCGAAAATGGTGAAGCAAACAACGCCATTGATAACACAACAGACAGGGTGAAAAAATCCGAAAGCAAAATAGTTAATTCAATCAAAAAAATAGGTTCAGCTATCGTTGCCTATTTCGCAATTGATAAGATAACTGCCTTCGGAAAAGAGGTTGTCAATGTCGCTGCCGAAGTTTCCGCTGAAGCATCTGCCTTTGAACAAATCATGGGCGATTATGCCGAAGTTGCCACTGAAAAGGTTGGCAAAATCGCAGAAGCAACAGGCATGGTGGATAGCCGTCTTACGCCGTACATGACCAGTATGACGGCAAAGTTCAAGGGCCTTGGTTACGATATAGAGGAAGCCACAGATTTAGCATCCACAGGTTTGACCATTGCAGCCGATGCAGCTGCCTTCTGGGATAAATCCCTTGATGAATCAATGGGCCACTTAAACAGCTTTGTAAATGGTTCTTATGAGGGCGGCGAAGCAATCGGTTTATTCGCCAATGAAACCACATTAGCTGCATGGTCTGCTAAAAATCTTAAACTAAAATGGGATGATTTGACTGAAAAGGAAAAGCAATTTGCAAGGTTGCAATTTGCAAAAGCAATGCAGGAAGCTTCTGGCGCAACCGGACAGGCTGCAAAGGAATCTGACCAGTATGCAAATGTTCAGGCAAATCTAAACGAAAAATGGCGGCAATTCAAGGCGCAAATAGGCGAACCATTACTTCAAAACATTGTGCTTCCGGCAATGGAAGTGCTATCTGATGTGATTGATAAGTTAAGTACAGGCTTCAAAGCACTAACCGCTTGGGTTGATAAGAATCAAACAGCGCTGGAACTGGTCGGAATTGCGGCCGGAATTCTTACAGCCGCCATAATTGCATATAACATTGCACAAAATGCTTCTGCCATTGCAACATCCATTGCGACAGTAGCAACAACCGCCTTCGGCGCTGCCATGAACTTTGTTACATCTCCAATTTCTCTTGTGGTTGCAGCGATTGGCGCTGTTATTGCAATAATCGTTTTATGTGTTAAACATTGGGATCAGATCAAAGAAACCGTGGTAAAAGTGGCGAACACCATCAGTAAAAAAGTGTCTGAAATGGTCGCAAGTGTGAAACAGTGGTTCACTAATATGTGGAATTCGCTGACCACTATTGTGGGCAACATCGTGACGGGGCTGACAACCGCCTTCACAAATGTAAAGAACTTCATTATTGGCGTGTTTACTACGGTATCGACATTCATTTCTGACATCTGGAACGGCATATGTGACACTATCAAAGGTGTTATCAATAACATCCTTGGCGGTGTGGAATCCTTTGTCAATGGGATCATCAGTGCAATTAACTGGCTAATTGATGGCCTAAATACACTGGTTGAAGCTGCCGGTGAATTACTTGGGCTTGATTGGAGTATTACACGCATTGAATCTGTTTCCATTCCTCGGCTGGAAAAGGGCGGTGTCTTGGAGCGTGGCCAGGTTGGTCTGTTGGAAGGCACAGGCGCAGAAGCTGTTGTTCCGCTTGACCAGAATAGGAAGTGGATCAGCGCTGTCGCTGAAGATATGAATGGATCCCTGGGCGGAAATAAGCAGGTGCAGGAATTGAAAGAAGCCTTTAATGAATTCCGCAATGACCTGCCGGATATGCTGATTGATGCATTCACGGCCATGAAATTCGATGTCAACAATCGTGAATTTGCAAGACTTGTAAAGGCGGTGAATTGATGAATGCTTGAACAGTTGAAATACAAAAACCACCTGAATGAAGTCTTTGAATTCGGGAAGGACGGCATCTTTGTAAATACGAATGAATTGCATGATTACGAATGGACAGTGACCAGCAAAAACAAGCGGATCACTGCACTTGATTATGCAGTCAGCAAGCGGAAGCTGCCGCTGATCATCATTTGCAAGACTGAAGAACAAGGCATTGCTGCCAGGAACCGGCTGATGGAGATCTGCGAAAAAGACATCCTGGCCATGCAGCACGGCAAGATCATCATCGGCAATTATTACTTCAAATGCTTTGTCACGAAGTCGCAGAAAAAGAACTATCTGATCAGCAGCAGAATGATGGAAGTGACACTGACACTGACATCTGATTTCCCTTATTGGGTGAAGGAAACCACTAACATCTTCCGGGAACTTGGAGCAGAAACCGGTGGCGGCGGTCAGAACCTGGATTATCCTTTTGACTATGCCTTTGACTATTTCCCGGATGTAGGATCCAAAACACTGATCAACCAGCACTTCACGGATTCCAACTTCCGCATGGTGGTTTATGGGCCTTGCTCTGATCCGGCGATTTATGTTGCCGGCCATCTGTACCAGGTCAATTGCGATGTGGCTGCCGGCGAATATCTGACCATCGATTCTGTCACGAAAAAGATCTTCCTGACAGCCAATGACAGCACGATAACAAACAAATTCAATCTGCGGAATAAGGAATCTTACATCTTCCTGAAGATTCCTTCCGGCAGCAGTGCAGTCACATGGTCTGGCAATTTTGGCGTTGATATCATCCTTTTGGAAGAAAGGAGCGAACCGAAATGGATCTGATCTACACAAATGCAAAGCATGAAGATCTTGGTGTGCTGTTGGACTATGAACTGGATCTGGCCTTTGGAGAAGATGAAAACGATTTTGAATGCCAAATCCAAGCGGATCAGCATTGCTGCGAAGACGGATCCTTTCTTTACATCGAAGGCACTGAATACGGTGGGATCGTGGACAGCATTGAAGTGGACACTGCCGCAAATGAAGTCACCTATCGTGGCCGCACCTGGCATGGGATCCTTGGCAGCAAAGTGATTATTCCGCTGAAGACCGGCGAAGGATCCACAGCATCTGTCACGGTGAAAACGGCGGATTCCAGCGGCGCTTCCCTGGTGGACAAATATCTGGTCATCAGCGGAGATGCAAACCGCTGCATTGATTTTATAATCAACAGATGCGGCCTTGAAAGCCTGTTCATGGCTTCTTCTGCCCTTGCAGGTGTAAACATCAATTATCAGTTCAATCGCTATACAGATGCATATTCTGGTCTTGTGAAGATGCTTTCAAGCGCAGGTTTGAAGCTGTGTGTGGAAGTCAAAAACGGCCAGGCGGTGCTTTCTTCAGAAGCTAAATACAACTATGCCACAGATGACGAATTTGATTCCGATCTGGTTGAATTTAAGCTGCGGAAGAATTACAAAGCGGTCAATCATCTGATCTGCCTGGGCAGCGGCGAACTGGAAAACAGGATGATAGTCCATCTATATGCCGATAGTAGCGGCAACATCAGCCAAATGAAAACAGCGACAGGGCTGAACGAATACGCAGCCGTATTCGACTATTCCAGTGTGGAATCTGAAGAAGAACTGATTAAAAGCGGAACAGAACAGCTGCAAAAGCTGTGGGAACCGGCGGATCTGTCCATTGACTTTGATGCAAATTCCGACAGCTATGATGTGGGTGACATCGTTGGTGCCATCGACAACATCACAGGCATCACTGTTTCTGCTGCGATCAGCAAAAAGATCGTGACCATCAAAAAAGGTCAAACCACAATTTCCTACAAGGTGGGTGAATGATTATGGCAAATATGCACCTTATTACAGGATATGCAGGTGCGGAGCATGTCACGGCAGCTGATGCCGGATCCCTGCACACTGCAATCTTTGGTTCCGGGCAGTATGTCCTGGATCGTGGCAACAAGTTTGCCGCAACAATCGTGACTAATAACACCATCCGCATTGCAGATGGTGACATAATGATGCAGGGCCGGCATGTGCGCTTGGCTGAAGGCAGCTATGTGGATCTGACCATTGACAATGGCGCACAGGGCATGATGCGGAATGATCTGATCGTTGCCAGATACACCAAGGATGCTTCCACAGGCGTTGAAGCGGTCAACCTGGTGGTCATTAAAGGCACAGCTGCTGCATCCAATCCTGCGGATCCTGCCTACACTTCCGGCGATATCATCAATGATCATGTGTCCCTGAACGATATGCCGCTTTACCGTGTGCCGCTGAATGGTCTGAATGTGCAAACCCTGGTGCCGCTGTTCACGATGGCAAGCCTGATGGCAGATGGATCCGTGACCACTTCCAAACTGGCCGATGGTGCGGTGACAACCGAAAAGATCGGCAGCAAGGCCGTGACCACAGAAAAAATCGCTGATGGCGCTGTCACCAAGTTCTTCACAGCGCAGATCGGCACTACCTGGACAGGCAGCGCTGCGCCTTACACGCAGACCATCACTGTTTCCGGGATTCTGGCAAGCGATAAGCCGATTGTTGACCTGGTGCCTTCCAGCACCTTTGCAACGGCGGAAAAGGAGATCAGTAACTATGCGAAGATTTACAGGATCACAACGGCAGCAAACAGCATTACTGTGTATGCCACAGAAGCAACAGATGTTGCGCTGAATATTCAGATGGGGGTGCATAGAAAATGAGTGAAGCTTTTATCTGTCGCAGGGGCGGTTCTGGCGGTTCAAAAGATTTTAGTGTAAGCAATACCCTAAATGATAACAGCTGGGAAACAATAAAAAAAGTTTCTTCATTTGGTATAGCACAAAACTTTTGGGCTATCGGGGACTGCAAAAAGGTAGTCCTTAACGGCAAAGTGTCCAGTGGTCTTACCCTCTCCAATTACACGGCATTTGTTTATATTATCGGTTTTGACCACAACAGCGAACGAGAAGGAACCGGCATCGCATTTATGGGTTTCAAAACGGAACAGACCAATGGGAAATTTGTGTGTTTGGCTGATGACCATTATGGTTACGATGTTTATAGTGGGCATTATTTTAACATATATCCACAAACAGGAGATTATAGGACAAGCCTATGGAGTGGATGCTATATGCGGAATGTTGTAATGCCGCTTATCAAAGCAGCATTTCCAACCGACCTACAAGCAGTTGTCAAAACATCATCCATATACAGCGAACAGATTTCAGGCAATAATATTACGATGGCAGCGCTTAATGAGGAAGTCTACCTGTTGGCCGAATATGAAGTTTTTGGCACACGCAAATATGCCACAACATCTGAACCCAATTTCTTAAAGCAATACGCCTATTTTGCTGCTGGAAATAGCAAAGTAGCATATAGGCATAATTATCTATTTAATAAAGCCCAATGGTGGGAGCGCTCCATGTGTGCGGATGATGCATTAAAACATTGCCTGGTTTATGAGAGTGGTTCTGCTGGTTATACATCAAATGGCACTTGGTCATATGGCGTGGCTCCATGCTTCAAGGTGTAATCCTATGAGATATGTATGCTTTAAGCGTTTCAAATCAAACGCAATATGCGGAAATGTAAATATCACTTACGGTACAGAACTGGAAGCAAAAGACGGCATCATCTACCACTACCAAAACCGGGTGTGTTATACGACAAGCCAAAACGCCTATGATTATTTTGCCATCAATGATGACGGCAAAGGCATTGAGCGTGGCAAGCTGACCGCTGATATTATCAGCACCCTTGCAAAGCGTGATGCAAAGCACCAAGCCAGATGGGATAAGGTGTGGGCTGACCTTTCCTTGCTGAAATATAAGAGGCCCGAACACGCAGACCATTGGTTATGGAACCACGACTTTTACTGTGCGCCCATCGCAGACCTGGAGCGCATCAAACAGATGATACAGGAGGTATGACCCGATGTATAAAATCAAAGCAGGCGGCAAGGGGTATTACTCTGATACGCTGGTCTATGTAAAGAAAGCCATAAACGGCTGCTATGTGCCTTGCCTTCCGGAAGATGCAGAATATGTGGTTGGCAAAATCCCTGTTGAAACCGATGACGGCACTATGCTTGTAGATACCGTCTTTGAGGGGACAGAAGTGGAGCATATGGACGGCGGTTCCGTCCTTGCCAATATGCAGAAAGCCTTAAATATTTTGGGTGTTCAAACGGCAGAAGAAACGGAAGCAGAGGTGGTGACAGAAAATGCGGAATGATATTTTGGAGCAGGCCCAGGCAATCAGAACCAACATTGACAAGTTGACGGCGAAGCTGACCGATGAAGAAGCCGTGGAAGTGATGAATCTATACCTGCCTTGGACTGTTGGCGTGGCCTATGCTGTTGGCGATATTCGCCTGGATGCCGGTGTGATATATAAATGCATTCAGGCGCACACTTCCCAGGCGGATTGGCAGCCGGCGCAGGTGCCGGCGCTGTGGAAGGTTATATCTGTGGAATCCTGGCCTGGATGGGTGCAGCCCACTGGCGCACATGATGCCTATGACAAGGGCGCACAGGTCAGCCACAATGGAAAGCATTGGACTTCCGACATTGCGGCAAATGTCTATGAACCCGGTGTCTATGGCTGGACTGAAGTAACTGAATAAAGGGTGGTGAATAACAATGAAGGGGATCACTTTTGGCGATTACCATTCATATGATGACTTGCACTTGATTCTGAAATCCAAGGAAATTGGAAGCCCTGCGGTGAAAACCATGAAGATCGATGTGGAAGGCGCAGATGGTGCGCTGGATCTGACTGACTTCTTTGGTGAACCGAAATATGAAGATGTGAAACACAAGTTAGAATTTTCAACCGTGGTGCCAAAAGCGGAATTCCTTTCATTGTTTTCAACCGTAAAAAATGCCCTGCATGGTAAGAAGATGCGGATCATCCTTGACGATGATCCGCTTTTCTATTACCTGGGGCGGCTTTCGGTTTCCGGCTTTACCAATGATAAAAGCATTGGCAATGTTGATATCGAAGCTGACTGTGAGCCGTACAAGTACAAGCTGGCCAAAACCGTTGTGACCAGGGCTGTGGATGGTACAGAAAACATTGTGCTGACCAACAGCCGGAAAAGGGCTGTGCCAGAAGTAACGATCCAGGCGGAAGGCAGCTTGAACATCGTCTTCAATGTCAGCAATGTATGGGATCTGGGAAGCGGATCCTACACGCTGCCGGAATTGGAACTGGTGGAAGGCACGAACAATGTTACCGTCACAGGCACCGGGAATATCACATTCACATGGCAGGAAGGTGATCTTTAATGTATCGGGTATATTGTGATAGCCTTTTGCTGTACCACAGCAAGCTGGAAAACCTGAAGATCTTCAATCCTTCCGTGGAACTGGAAGAAAACAAAACCGGCAGCTTTGTGTTCACGATCCAACCCGAGCATCCCTATTATGGGATGGTCAAAAAGCTGAAATCTATCATCACAGTCTACCAGGACAGCTATCTTCTGTTCCGGGGCCGTGTCCTGGATGAAGATGTGGGCTGGCACAATGAAAAGACATTTTCCTGCGAAGGGGATCTGTCTTTTTTATTGGACAGTGTTCAAAGGCCGTATGATTTCACCGGCAGCATCACAGATTTCCTTTCCATGCTGATCACTAATCATAATGCCCAGGTGGAAGCTGCAAAGCAATTCACGCTTGGCAATGTGACCGTCACGGATCCCAATGACTATATTGTTAGATCTGATATTGACTATGTGACCACCTGGGAAGTCATCGAAAAGAAGCTGATTGACCTGCTGGGCGGATATATCGTTATACGGCATGAAAGCGGTGTCAATTACCTTGATTACCTGGCAGCGATCAACCTTCTTTCGCCGCAGAAGATCACCTTCGGGAAGAACCTGCTGGATCTGAAGCGGATCCGCAAGGGGGCGGATATCGCCACAGTCATCATTCCTTTGGGTGCCAAGCAAAAAGATGATGAAGGGAAAGACACTGAAACACGGCTGACCATTGCGGATGTGAATGGCGGCGTGGATTTCCTTGAAGATGCCGATGCCATATCACAATTTGGCACCATTGTCAAAACTGTCATTTTCGATGATGTCACGCTGCCGGAAAACCTTAAAACAAAGGGACAGGTACATCTTTCCGGCGTTGTCAACCAGTGGGAATCTATTGAACTGACTGCTGCGGATCTTGCCACAGTGAACAATGATTTCACTTCTTTCCACCTGGGAACACAGGTACAAGTGACCAGCGATCCACACGGCATTGATCAGCGATTCCGGGTAACAAAGCTATCACTGAAGCTGCTGGATCCGGCAGCGAATAAGCTTTCCCTTGGCGCAACGGTGAAGGGCTTCAGTGAAGCTGTGAAGGGCATTTCCTATGATCAAGGCGCAATCCTTCAGACGGTGGAGAAAAACGCACAGGCGGCAAATTCTGCGGTCTACAATGTGGAACAGAACCTGCTTGCATCCATCCAGGCATCCGAAGATAGCATCAAATCAACGGTTGCGAAAAGCTACTACCTGAAGGAAGACACGGATGCATTGATTTCTTCTGTTAGCACAGAGATTGAGCAGACAAAGAACAGTGTAGACATCCAGTTTATACAGTTCAGTGCAGACCTGGAAGCAGTGGCCACAGGAACAGATGCAGAATTTGAAGAAATCCGAAAATATATCCGCTTTGTAGATGGCCAAATCCTGCTTGGCGAAGTGGGCAATGAACTTGAATTGCAGATTGCGAATGACCGGATCAGCTTCCTTCAGGACGGTGCAGAAGTGGCCTACTTCAGCAATCGGAAACTGTATGTCACAGATGCGGAGATCCTGCACAGTTTGCAGCTGGGCAATTTCGCCTTCATGCCAAGGGCAAATGGGAACCTGTCTTTCAAGAAAACGCAGTAAGGATGATAGGCCGTTTTTGGCTTCTATTTTTGAATAGGGGGCAAAGACAATGGCAACTTCAGGCACCATTCAACAGGCCATCCGCACAGGATATCGGATCCAGATTGCCTGGAATGTGGGTTCGCAGTCTGTGGCGAACAATACTTCCACAGTGACAGCCAAGGTGCAGCTTGTTTCCACAGGATCTTCTTATACGATCAATTCAAGTGCAAGCAAGTCCGGCAGTCTGACCATCAACGGCACAAAGTACACCTTCAGCTTCACAGCTGCTTTATCTGGCAACCAGACCAAAACACTATACACGAAGACGGTCACGATTCCACACAATTCTGATGGAACAAAAACCTGCGCTTTCTCTGCTACATGTGGAATCAATGTCACGCTGTCCGGCACCTATTACGGCAATGTTACGGCATCCGGCAACGGCACCTTCAACACCATTGCCAGGGCATCCACCATCAGCAGTGTGACATCTTCAGTCAGTGTGAACGGAACCAATGCTGTCACGGTGAACATCACCAGGGCGGCATCCAGCTTCACGCATACGGTTGTTTTCAGCTTTGGCAGCTATTCCAAAACAACAACAGGCGTTGGAACTTCTACCAGCTATGCTATTCCGCAAAGCTGGCTGAATGCGATACCGAATTCAACAAGCGGAACAGCGAAGGTGACTGTCACAACCTATTCCGGCAGCACGAAGATCGGATCCGCTGTCAGCAAAAGCTTCAAGATTACGGTTCCGGCATCGGTGGTGCCAACCATCAGCGCAGTAAGCCTGACGGAAGCCGTTTCCGGCATTGCAGCACAGTTCGGCGGATATGTCCAGAACAAGTCAAAAATCGCCTGTAAGGTCACTGCGGCTGGCGCTTATTCGTCTACTATAAAAGCCTACAAAACCACCATCCAGGGGGCAAATTTTTCGTCTGCTGCGTTCACATCTGGCTTCCTTACCAAAAGCGGCACATCCAATGTCACTGTGACTGTGACAGACAGCCGGGGAAGGACAGCAACCACCACAAAAAGCATCACGGTCATCGCCTATGCTGCGCCGAAGATCACCGGCTTTCAGGGCTTCCGATGCATGGCAGATGGAACGGAAAACTATGAAGGCACATACATCAATGCTGCTGTGAAATTCAGCATTTCGGCGGTCGGGGATAAGAATACAAAAACCTATGCCATCGAATACAAGAAGACATCAGCCACGGCCTGGACAGCGCTGGCCAGCGGATCTGTCTATTCACTGAATCAATCGATCATCAGTGCATCGGGCCTGTTTTCTGTTGATAGCAGCTATGATATCCGGCTTTCAGTTACTGACTATTTCGGAACGGTCAGAAGCACCTTTGAGATCCCGACAGCTTTCACACTGCTGGACTTCAATGCTTCCGGCAAGGGCCTGGCCTTCGGCAAGGTGTCTGAATTGACAGAAGGTGTTGAATTTGCGCTACTGATGAAATCGGGACACGGTGAACTTGTAAACAGCCCTGTTCCTTTGCCAAGCAATCAAGATCTGAATAACCTGAAGAATCCGGGCTTTTATATCATCGGAAGCACAGCCACAAGCACAACGATCCTGAATAAGCCGCCCATGACCGCATCAGCAACAGCATTGATCGAAGTAATACAGATGGGTGACGGTGTTCAATTGATGCAGCGCTTTTCGCTTTGTGACAAGGATGATGAACTTGTATGGCAGCGGATATTCTATGGAACCGCTTGGGGATCTTGGATGCTTATTGGTGGATGTAGTGAGTGGAAGAACCTGACCTTGAACGATGGATTTTCTTTATATGGCGGAATTTCAGGCAACCAACCAAAATACAGAATAAACGGAAATAATGTTACTGTGAAGGGCGTTGTTTCTCCTAAAACAGCATACACATCCAGCATAACAAAGGTGCCGTGTGCCAGCGGCATCCCGGAAGATTTCAGGCCAGAACTTGCGCTGTCTTTCGTTTGCCAGGGATCCGGCATGAATAGATGGGTATGCGGGATAGAAACAAACGGAACTGTTACGGTCAGCAGATATGGGATCACAGAAGGTGTCAATGTTCCCACAAATGCATGGCTTGTTTTTTGTTGCACTTACTCAATTTAACACCAGGGGGATAATCAGGATGATAGAAGCCATAATCGCAGCCGCAGCAGCAATTGTTGTCTGCATGATCAACAATGCATTTCAGATGAGGGCTACGAAGAAGCAGCATAGCAACACAATTGAACTGATCGAATACAAACTTGATGAACTATCAAAGCGTGTGAATAAGCACAATAACCTGGTAGAAAGAACATACGCATTGGAGCAGCACGAAGCAGTTTTTCAAGAACAGATCAAGGTTGCCAACCATCGAATTGACGATCTTGAACATCAAGAAAGGGCCGGGGAATAATCCCCGGCCCTTTTCTTATTTTATCGTTCGCTCTAATGCATCCAGTTCTTCTGTTCTCTTTTTTAGATAGTCATCAGTAAACAATTCATCACGCCAGTAATTATAACATTCTCCTTTTGCTGCGCATTGCTTTTTTATGCTGGTCATGCACTTCACAAATTGTTCTAACGCTGACAGATATTCAGAGGGGGATTTTTCACGGCTATCATACCATATTTTCCATTGCTTATGATATTTTCCGCCGATCTTGCCCACTTCTTCTGCGTGTGTGGTATGCCATCCCCAAGGCAAATCACCGTCAGAGGTCAAGTGTTCTTGATCTTTGTCTGGTGCCGCAAGCTGTTTCACAAAATTCAATACATCCGCTTCCGTGGCATTGGATTTCTTTGCTTTATACACATCAATTATGCTGTTGACATCAAGCGGATTGATGTCCTTGAAATCCACTTCTTTTTGCTGGCGTGAATTGTCT